ATGATATTAGCATACTCGATTGCAGCATACTTGGTATATAGATGTTTCTTTTCTTTCTGAATGCGACGAATGAAAGCGAAGTAGATAATCTGTGTGAAGTATGCGAATGGATTCTGATACTTGTCTGGATTGAAGTTATTGATATAGAGCAAACAGTTCTCAATCCCGTCGGAAATCATTTCGTCGCGAAAAGTGTAGTTCGCGAAGTTCGGACGATAAGCCAAATGGGTAGCAATCTTCATGATGCACTCTCCAACGTAATTGGGGATTCGTGGATTTTGCTTACCAGCTTCTTTAGCTTCATTAACAGTTTTCTTATACTCGACCATAGCCGCGTACAATTCTTTATTGTTAACGTAGTGTGTCTTTTTCTTTGGAGGTTTAACTGGTTCAGTCATTAGTGAAGTGTTCCTGAATTATTTGCAATTCTTTGCAGAGCTTGAGCCATAAGCATTGATCGTATCTGTTCAATTCGTTCTGCTTGAGCTTCGCGTTCTTTACGAGCCTGTTCGCTGATTGTGTTTATATACTTACCTGCAACTATATCATCAACTAGCATATATGTCAAGATATTTTTCTTGTCGATGCTTATCGTATAATCCATTAGGCTTTCAAATGGAATCCAGCGCATAATACCCGTAGTCAGAGTCATCGTAGCTGTTGTTTGCATTACTTCGACACGATAAGGCTGAGTAACATATAAGCATGTTTCATCATGACTAACCAACGTGCATAGCAAATCTTCTCCACTATTCATCTTCAGAAAATAAACTTCGCCCCGATCCATTGTCACTCCTTAACTTTATCGAATGTAATTCATAAGGGAATTCTTCACTATTGTACATTTTCACACGTTCAATAAGATGATTAAGTGTGAAATTTTTTTTGTTGTTTGACGAAAGATTATCAGCGATATCAAATAGTGTAACGCTATCTTTCGTATCCGAGATCCTGAGCCCACGCCCTACTGATTGCATCGTGCGCACGCGGCTTTTAGTTGGACTAGCAAATATCACGTTATGAAGGTTCTTGATATTTATGCCGGTGCTGAACGTACCGTATGATGCTACGATGATAGCGTCATTTTCTTTCTCAACAATAGCACGAATAGCTTCACGTTCTTCACCATCAACAGCACCATGAACGAAAAACACTTTACGATTTTCAGCTTTCGCATTTATCATGTCATAAAGGATTTGCCCATGAGTCTCGACGTAGGCATACAGAATTAGTGTATTCCCCCTGAGAGATATAGCAAGATTACGAATGAATTTATTGCGAGGTTCAAAAGAAATAATGTGCTTGACTTCATCCTGATAAGTTCCACCTGTTAGTTTTTTGCATTCTTCGTTAGGGTGATTAAGCATAAGCACCTTGACTTTAAGAGTCGCGAGCTTACCACTATCAATAAGTTCTTTCGTTGTGATGATCTTTTCAGCTGGACCAAACAAACCTGTAAGCACTAGCTCGTTGACTTGCGAACCATCAAGAGTTCCTGTCAGACCAAAACGATACTTCGTGTTGACCATATTAGTCATGACTTTAGTCAACGACTGCGCTTTGAACAAATGCGCTTCGTCTCCAATTACTACGTCAAAAGATTCGAAAAATGCTTTATCCATTTCATAAACCGATTGCCAGGTTGAGATAACAATAGGTTTATCTGTTTGTTTGTCTTGGCCTCCAAAGATTCGATGGACGAACTTATCAGAAAGATAACCGTAATCGGTAAAGTCAGAATACAGTTGATGAACCAGAGAAATAGTTGGCACAACAATAAGAGTACGGGAATCATAGTACCTCGTCAACGCATAAATAATGAGAGACTTACCAGAAGCAGTAGGGGAAACCAGAACACAGCGTCTATTCCTAACCGCAACAGCGAATGCGCGTAATTGATGATCATGGGCTTCGAATGGGAGACCCAATGATAATGTAAATTCTTTAGCTTCTGCAAGTGAAAATTCCTCGGTTTCGTTGAGCTCGCGCGCGATACTATAATTGAAATCGAGCTCTTGACACAATCTCTGAATATCTTTAGCGAGTCCAGCGTATGTTTGATTGTTACGCGAGTTAAGCAAACGGATCTTACCGTCCCATACACGCGACTTAAATTTAGGTGAAAACTTAGCACCCGGTACTTCAAACGTGAGATATTCTGCAATCTCACGCACCATACCTTCGTTGCCTTCGACACGGATCCATGCTTCATTCACTTTTGTGATGATGATGTCAGAACCCATTCGTAAATTTTCTCCATTCGATAGCAGACTTGATATCGTATCCGCGTTTATGAATACACTTCATGATTTCCATTATGACTTCGACTTTTTCTTCAAGAAGCGCGATACGCTCGTCTATACGAATCAAATCACCATCCGAATCTATGTAGCCTTGCACTTCATTCTTAAGAACTTTGTTAAGGAACGGAGCACGATTAATGCGTTCTAGGTCTTCTGGATTATTTAGATTACCTAGATAATAGTCGCGCAACGTACTATAGTGCGATTTCTTTTTAATCATTGCACTACGAAGCTGACTGCGCGTTTCGCTCAGCAAACGATTATATTTGGCATGAAGGGAGGAAATGTTAAGGGAATCTGCATCAAGAGCCAAATCATCATATTTGGCGTCTTTTTCCCACATATCGTATATATCTTCTAATTTCATACTGTAATATTACCATAACATGAGCTTATTGTCAAGAACAAATTACTATCTTGACGAATGGTGATATATAAGATATAATATGAGTGTTACTCAGGGGTCATATTAACTTTCGATTTCATAACGGCGATATCGAAAAGTAACCGAAGCTTCAAGATATTCTACAGTTGTGTTCGTAGAATCGAATGTCAATTCTGTTAGATTGATAGGAAAACAATCTCTAAAGAAAATGACTTTGTTGATATTTTTATTGCTGGTAAGAATACTCAGCACGCCATCAGATACGAAATTTACCATAGTTCCTAATGGTCTTAATCCTACTTGTTCATTACGAATTTGTTTCAAAAGATTAGTCGTCTGAGCGAGATCTTCAGGATGACCCATACCTTCAATCCATTTTTGAATTTCAAGATAGTTCTGAAGATTTTCGTCTACTCTAAATTTTACAACTAGTGGTTCGTATGTTATGCGATCGCCTGGGCGTGGAATAAACGCTAGGGGCGTTGGAGTTTCGACTGCTCCGATAGAAATTCCAGGTAAAGATACTCCTTGACAAAAATAATTAACGTTCGGTAATCTTTTTATAGAAAACCGAAAACTATTTTGACTAAGGAAATTGATATTATCTGGTTGATCTGATACAGCGCTCATATACCTATTTAGTAAAGAAAAAGGGGAGCATTTCTGCTCCCCAGTTTGCGGCTTGAAACCGTCTTATATTGCCCCGCCTTTGAATCAGCGGGGTTTTGATTACATAAGGTTTGTAACCTGTACGAAGCGATAGTACACGTTGTAACCCTTGGTGTTTGGAGCACCGATAGCACCGTCGGCAGAAGATGTTGCGAATGGGTTTGCAACCATTCCGTAACGTGTCTTAAAGCCGATCTTTGGCTGGAAGGAATCCTGACCGATCGCACGAACCATCTGAAGTGGAACGTATGGGCAGTAGAATAGACCAGCGTCGAATGCTGAAGAACCCTTATAGCCGAGAGTGAAGTACTGTGAACCAGAAGCAGAAGCGAAGTATGGGTCGATATAGACCTTGATACGTCCGTTAAGCACACCAGCGAAAGTATTTCCTGTGTCGTCTACGTTTAGATTGTTAGCAAGAGCTGGGGTGTAATCAAGAACACCAGCCATCTGCATAGCAGCAGCAACGTCAGATCCGCAGATCATTAGGTTACCCTTACCACGACGAGTTGCCTTAGCAATTTGGTTAGCTTCACGCTCGATCTGGAATAGAAGACCCTTGAACTTTTCTACCATCCAACGACCGTTTGAGTCGACGTCTAGGTTGAACGTACCAGCAGTTGTTACGTTTTCCTGAGCACCAGCAGAAGCGGTATAGTTGATTGTACGAACAACTTCACGGTTGATTTCCGAAAGGATTTCAGCAGCAAGGATGTTTGAAAGTTCAGTTTCAGCGTCAAGACCATGAATTGCCTTCAAGTCCTGTGCAAGTTCCATGGTGTATTCTGCCTTGAGAGCGCGGCTAACTGCGGAAACAGCAACCTTCTCAATGCTGAATGCCATTTCCTGGAAGTTACCGCCAGCAGCAGTTCCGTCACCTAGACGTTCTGCAGAAGAACGGGCCATACCAGTTGAAACAGTATAGGAACCAGTTGTAGCAGCTGAAGCACGACCAGTTGGATCGTTACCAGACTGAGTACGACCAGTTGTGTTGTTACCAACAACACGACGTGAAGCAGTATTACCAGCAGCAGAACCAGAGAAGGTTGTGTTTGCTTCGTTGAATAGAGCTTCTGTACCAGCCTGATCAGTATAACGTGAACGCATTGCGAAGATAAGTCCTGTTGGACCAGTCATTGGCTGAACGCCGCAGATATCATACGCAATTAGGTTAGGCATAGAACGACGAACCAATGAGATAAGCACTGGATCGAATGTGTCGAT